GCTACATTAGACTTTGCTAATATTCGCAAGGGCTATGTAGGGGGGTGGGCCTTCTTCTTCTTCTTCAAACAGACACTAAAATTATCTCACAGAAATTCTCAATATCGGCTCTACAGTCCTACAGAGTGTTGTATATATGTCACACCACAGTAACTAATATGTGCATCGATAGCTATAAAGGTACTTGACAAGATCGCTCTATTACAGTATAATAGGTCTATAAAGAATAACTTAACTTTATTATTTTTATTATTCTTAATAACTATTAAGTTATAGAATCAACTTAGTTCCTATATAGTAGAGGATCCACATAATTATGGCTGACAAAAAATTCAAACCGCACATGATGTATGACCCTAAAACTGGTAAAGGTACAATGACTAAAACATATAAACAACATATGTCTTTAAAAAAGAAAGGTCATACTCATACTAAACCTAAAAGTAAAAAGAAAAAATAATGTATAAAGATTCACTAGGAAGATTTCTTACCTTATGTCTTTTTCAAGAAAATTATGAACATCAAAATAAAAAGTATCCAGCAGTATATTCTTTAAGAGATCCTGACCCAGACAATCCAAATCAGCTACCATCTTTTAAAAAACTCTTTATGGATACCAAAGACATCACAGGCTATAAGGTAGCCATGCAGGAGCTTGGTAGCTGGGAGCATATGCAAAAACTATTTAAATCAAAATGGTTTATGTCTTACTTTGTCAAATGGGTTGATGAAATGGAAGTAATGCTTAAAGCAGAAGGACTACTCAAAATACAAGAACACGTATCAGGAGAAGGTTCTACTTCTTTTCAGGCTGCAAAGTATCTCTCAGATAAAGGGTGGGAACCCAAACGTGGGCGTCCGACAAAGGCTGAGAAGGCCAAGGAAGCTGCAAAAGAAAAGGCTCTTGAAGAAGCTTTAGAAGATGATATGGAAAGAGTCCTACGTGTCGTTAAATAAAATAGATGAAATAAGACAAGCAGCAGAACAGGATCTTATATCTTTTATTCATCTTGTGTCTCCTAAAAGTGTTCTTGGTTCTTGCCATGAAGAGATGATTCGATGGTGGACAAGACAACAAGCATTAACTCATCAGTTAGTTTTGTTTCCACGAGATCATCAGAAGTCTCGAATGGCTGGCTTCAGAGTAGCATGGGAGATAACCAAACGCCCTTGGATCAGAGTTCTTTATATATCATCAACCTCTAATCTTGCAGAAAAACAATTAAAGTTTATTAAAGATATACTTACCTCAGACATCTACAGACGTTACTGGCCTGAAATGATAAACGAAGAGGAAGGTAAACGTGCCAAGTGGACTAACTCTGAGATAGAAGTAGATCACCCCAAGCGTTCAGAAGAAGGAGTCAGAGACCCCACCATCTTTACTGGAGGTCTCACCACATCTCTTACAGGACTACACTGTGACATAGCTGTACTTGATGATGTGGTTGTATATGAAAATGCCTACACAAAAGAAGGCAGAGACAAAGTACAAAGTCAGTATTCTTTGCTAAGCTCTATTGAAGGAGCTGATGCTGAGGAATGGGTTGTGGGAACCCGATACCATCCGAAAGACCTGTATGGTGAATGTATGGCAATGAGGGAAGAAACCTTTGATGACGATGGAGACATCAATGGTTCAACACCAGTATATGAAGTATTCGAGAAAGCCGTTGAGAATAAAGGAGATGGAACAGGAGAGTTTCTATGGCCTAGGCAGTCAAGAGGAGACGGAAGATATTTTGGGTTTGACAGGAAGGTCCTTGCTAAGAAGAGGGCGAAATATCTTGACAGAACCCAGTACCGTGCTCAGTACTACAATGATCCAAACGATCCAGAATCCCAAAGAATAGGACCAGAACTTTTTCAGTACTATGACAGAAAGTACTTGACAAGAGAGTCTGGTGTATGGTATAATAAGGGCAATAGGTTGAATGTCTTTGCGTCTATAGACTTTGCCTATTCTTTGTCTAAGAAAGCTGACTACACAACAATTGTAGTTGTGGGTGTATCTGAAAGAAACAATATCTACGTGCTAGATATAGAACGTTTTAAAACAGACAGAATATCGGATTACTTTGAAGCAATACAAAGACAACATATTAAATGGGACTTTCGTAAGATACGTGCAGAAGTTACAGCTGCTCAGTCAGCTATTGTTAAAGAATTAAAAACAACATACATTAAAGAAGCAGGTCTTGTTCTTACAGTTGATGAACATAAACCTACTCGACACAAAGGTTCTAAAGAAGAAAGAATAGCTGCAGTACTAGAACCTAAATATGAAAATATGTCTGTCTGGCATTACGAAGGTGGAAACTGTCAGGTACTTGAAGAAGAACTTACTCTTGAGAATCCACCACACGATGACGTTAAAGATGCTTTAGCATCCGTAATTGAAATAGCTGTTCCACCTACAGGACAACGATTTTACAAAAAGAAGTCAGGTAATATTCTGACACATCCAAGATTTGGAGGGGTAGCAGTACGCTAATGGCAAGACGTAAAACATTATCTCCAAGAGATGAATTTGGTAACAGATTTGTAACTTATACTAACATAACACCTGAAGCTGTTCTTGCTCAGCCTGACCTTCGCACAACTAAACAATCAGTACAGACTCAACGCATTGCTGAAAACAATGGCGGTGGTAGTAGTGCTCTTAGTGACGATAGTATTGGTCCTTCTTCTTCTGTTAGTTCTATATCAGTGCCTTCTTTATCAATGGATCAAGATGCAGATAATGTTAATTCTCCTACTAGTGAAGGAGACAACGCTGCTAAAACTGCTCAATCATTAAATTCTTTTGCAAATGTAATGTCTGTTGCAAGTGCTTTTAATCCTATAGCAGGTATTCCGGGAGCAATAGCCAGAGTATCATCTGCTTCTTTACAAGCTTCCAGACAAGGTAAAACTCTTGAAGAGTATGTAATAGATCAGGGTAAAAGTTTTTTAGGTATTAAAGGAGCATCAAGACAAGCTTTTGATGCAATACAAACAGCACAAATAAATCAAGAACCAGAAGCAGGATACAGATCTACAGGAAACCCAAAAGGTTCTTTTTCAAATGTAAGTGATGTAAGTAATGTAAATGCAGGAGAAGGAAATAGAGGAGGTTTAGAAGGACCAGAAGGACCAACAACAAGAGGACCTTCAGCAATTGGCTATGCTCCTTCTTTAGAAAGTGATTTTAGTAACATTTCAGATAGTTTTGGTATAGGTGGAGATCCTTCTGATGCACCGGGATCAGGAGATGATAGTGAAGGCATTCCATAATGGCTGGTAGAACTTTAGATATAACAGAATACTTAGGTAAACCTGAAGACCTTGCCACACACATCACTACTCAGTTTGATGACTGGCAACGTATGCGTATTAGATGGATTGAGGAGAAGAAGGAGTTACGTAACTATGTCTTCGCCACAGATACCACCAAGACTACCAACGCTACCCTCCCTTGGAAAAACTCCACAACCATCCCAAAGATATGTCAAATCCGTGATAACCTTCATGCTAACTACATGGCTGCTCTTTTTCCTAATGACGATTGGCTTATTTGGGAAGGAGATGATGAAGACGGAGAAGCAATTGAAAAACGTAAAGTTATCCTTGCATACGTAAAAAACAAATTAAGAAACGCAAACTTTATTAACACAGTTTCTGAAATGGTATACGACTTTATTGACTTTGGAAACGTGATAGGTTCTAGCGAATACATTAATGAAGTAAGAGAAAACATGGACACTGGAGAAATAACTCCGGGGTTTGTAGGTCCAAGAGCTATAAGAGTTTCACCATATAGTATTGTGTTAAACCCTGTGGCTACTCATTTTGAAAATAGTCCTAAGATTATAAGAAGTGTAAAGTCTCTTGGAGAAGTAGCTGCTGATATTGAAGACCACCCAGAAATGGGATACTTAGAAGGAGTCTTTGAAAAGATTACTGATATAAGAAAATCAATTGCAGGTCTTAACACAAACGATGTGCATGAAGCACAAGGTATGCAGATAGACGGCTTTGGTTCTTTACTTGAGTATTTTCAATCAGGCTACGTAGAAATTCTGGAGTTTCATGGTGACATCTATGATGTACAAAAGCAAGAACTTTTAAAAAATCATATTGTAACTGTTGTTGACAGAGCACACATTTTAAGAAAAGTACCTAATCCATCTTGGAGAGGACAGTCTTTACGTCATGCAGGATGGCGTCTTCGTCCCGGTAACCTTTGGGCTATGGGTCCATTAGATAACCTAGTAGGTATGCAGTATCGTTTAGATCATTTAGAAAACCTTAAAGCAGATGTGTTTGATCTTATTGCTCATCCTGTTTTAAAAATAAGAGGACACGTTGAAGCTTTTAACTACGGACCCGGAGAAGAAATCTACATAGGTGACGAAGGTGACGTAGACTTTATGAGACCTGATACCACCGCCCTTAATGCCGATCTTCAAATAGACCGTCTTGAAGCCAAGATGGAAGACATGGTTGGTGCTCCTAAGCAAGCAATGGGAATCAGGACTCCGGGAGAGAAGACAAAGTTTGAAGTTCAGACTTTAGATAACGCTTCCTCCCGAATTTTTCAATCTAAGATTACTTACTTTGAAAGAAACTTTTTAGAGCCTTTGCTTAACGATATGCTTGAACTGGCTCGTAGAAATATGGAGATCAGTGATGTGGTCCGTGTGGTGGATGACGAGTTTGGTGCTGCACTCTTTGAAACAATTACTCCAGAGGATCTTGCCAGTAGAGGTAAGCTACGTCCTGTGGGGGCCAGACACTTTGCAGCAAAAGCAAATCAATTCCAAAACCTTAACGCTTTAACTAACTCAGCAATTTATAGTGATCCTGCAGTTAACACACATTTCAGTGGAGCTAAGTTAGCTCAGGTAATAGAAGAACTACTTGACATTGAAAAGTTTGAACTTGTTTCTCCTAATGTTCGTGTAGCTGAACAACTTGAAACACAACGTTTAATAGACACAGGTGCTCAACAACTCGAAGAGGAGAGGGCTGCTGCTGGTGGGCCAGAACAATTACCAGAAGAAGAAATGCTTTAAACTTTAATCTAGGAGAAAGACTATGGCTTACGGAAAACCAATGAAGAAAATGCCAGCAAAGAAAAAGAAAAAGAAAATGAAATAGTAAAGGAGTGTGTAATGTCTAGGACCAAAAGACTCAGCACATTGTGGACCCAACATATAAAATCTAAAGAGAACGAAACAAACGAAGACTATAAG